ATGCCAACCTGCGCAATGCCAACCTGAGCGGTGCCGACCTGAGCGGTGCCAACCTGAGCGGTGCCGACCTGATCGATGCCGACCTGCGGCACATCAAAGCCGACTTCTTCATGATCCTCGCAATGGGCCATGCCGAAGTGCCGCACCTGATTAACGCTTTGCGCGATGGCCGCGTGGACGGCTCGACTTATGAAGGTGAGTGCGCCTGCCTTGTCGGCACGCTGGAAAATGGCGGTGCATCGGGCATTCCGCATCAGGCTTCATCGCCTGCCGAGCAATGGTTTGCGCCGATCCACAGGGGCATGAAACCGGGCGACGATAGCGAAGGTGGTTTTCGTGCGGCGAAGGCTCTGGAATGGGCGCTCGAATATGCGCGGCTCACTGGCATTGCGATTGGCGAAGAGGAACCCCAAGCATGAGCGAAATCGAAAACCTTGAGCGCGAGATTGCCGCGCTGGAACAGGTGCAAAATCTGCTGCCGGATAACGGCCACATCGAACTGGCGCTTGAAACCCGCCGCGCCCGCCTTGCCGAACTGCGGGCGGGGGAGGTTGACCTGTTTCTGATCGAAGCGCGGGAGATTTGTGCGCTGCACATGGAAAGGCGAGATTGCCTCGCCGCAGCCGCGCGCCATCGGGACGGAAGCTGGGACAACACTCCGACCCATGAGATTGCCCTTTCCGCCATTCGCCGTGGCATAGAGCTTGCCGCCCTTCCTCTCGCCCCTGTCGCGGGCATGAGCGAGGAAGAGATTGAGGCGTTGGCGCGGGAGTGTTCAGACAAGGCATACGAAACGCACAAGGCTCCTCCCGCAAGCTATACTGCCCGCCAAGCCGCCCGCCTCGCCATCCGCGAAACCTTGCGCCGCGCTCCGAAAGCTTGGCCGAGTGAGGCAATCGAGGCCGCCTACCGCGAGGGCTATAGGCAGGGCGCAAACGACACGCCCAAGCATCTGATCGAAGATGATGCTTGGCGATGCAGCGAAGCCGCCCGCCACACCTGCGCCCGCGCCCGGGTTGGCCCGTAACCGCCCATCGCGGGCAGGATGAAGGAGAATGATGATGGAAGAAGTTTGGAAAACCATTCGCGGGTTGACATACGCCGAAATGATCCGGCTCGCCACGCGCTTGCGGGACGTTTCCGAGGCGGTCGGGCTTGACCAGAGCGATGCCCACAGTTGGGCGCGTGTCCTGAACGACGCGACCCTCTGGCAAGACGAAGAGGACGACGCATGACCGCCCTCCCGATCCACCGCATCCCGAAGCCCTCGCATGACGTGGGGCAAGATCGAACCCATGTCCAAAGTTGACGAGCGGGCATGGCGCATCACGCGGGAACGTCACCCGCATCTGTATCAGAAGGAGAAGGGCCGTGGGTGATGAAGATCTGATCGAGGTGCTGCGGCACGGCGTGCCTGCATTTGGGCTTCATGAGGACAATTCAACGGAATTGTTCGACATTGAAGCGGCAAACGAGGTCATGACCGAAGCCGCCGACCGCATCGAAGCCCTGCAAGCCGATGTCGCAGAACTTGAAGGGTGGAAGGCTGCCGAGGACGCGCACCATCACGCCTTGAAGGCCCGCATCGCCCAGCTTGAGGCCGAACTAGCGGCGGCGCGGGAGGCGATGGCGCTTGTGGCGAGGAATGTGGACTGGGTGCCCCATCCTCATTGCAGCGAGGTTGATGATGCCTTGCGCGCCCTTGCCCCAAAGCTCACCGCCAAGATTGAGGAGATACGCAATGGACAGGGCTGATGAATTGGAGGCGCTGGCGGAGCGCGTGGAGGCGCTGACGAGGCCAGATCGGGAGGTGGATGCGGAAGTCGCATTGGCTTTTGGATATGTGCGCGACGAGTTTTGCTGCACAAACATCAATGGTTCTAGTGAGCGCGGCTTGCTCTGGTTTCCGCCCTATTTCACCGCAGACGACAAGGCTGGTGCGATCAGTGAATATCGCTCAAGCGTTGCCGCTAACTTCTGGCCGGAAAGCGACCCACCCGCTTTCACCGCATCACTCGACGCGGCCATGTCGCTGGTGCCGGAGGGGTGGCTTCCCGCCGTGCAAGCATTTGCAAGGGGCAACGAATGCAAGCCCGCCTATCATCGCGGCACCCTTCGGCGCTGGACGCGCAACGAACAGGGTGATGTTTCCTTTGAGAAACTGCATGGCATTGCGACCACCCCCGCGCTTGCCCTCGTCGCCGCCGCTCTCCGCGCTCTTGCTGCGGAAAGGGGGAAGTGATGCGGCAGATCGCATGGTTCAGCAGCGGTGCCGCCAGCGCAGTCATGTCCAAGCTGGTGCTTGCCGAGCTTCCCGATGCGCTTGTCGTCCAGTGCGATATGCGGAGCAGCGAGGACGATGACAACGGGCGCTTTTCGCGCGACTGTGAATCGTGGTTCGGCAAGCCAATCACCTACATCGGCGGCGGCACCATCGACGAGGTCTTTGAGGCCCGCAAATACCATGCCGGAATTGCGGGCGCGCCTTGCACCAGTGCGCTCAAGGTCGCACCCCGTCTCGACTTCCAGCGCCCGTCTGACTTCCACTTTTGGGGTTACACCGCCGACAGCAATGACGTTGCCAGATGGGAGAGGATGAAGGCCACCTATCCCGATATGAAGCAACGCGCACCGCTGATTGAGCGCGGTATCACCAAAGAGGGGTGCCTTGCCATGATCGATCGGGCGGGGATTAAGCCTCCGCGTGTTTATGCGATGGGCTTTCCGAACGCCAACTGCATCGGCTGCGTTAAGGCCACAAGCCCGAACTATTGGGCGCTAGTGCGTAAAGAGTTTCCCGAGGTGTTTGCGCGCAGGGCCGAGCAATCGCGCAGATTTGGGTCAAAGCTGGTTCGCCTGCCGGGATGCGGGGATGAGCGTTTCAGCTTGGACGACTTGCCGAGTGACATTCCGACAACTGGCGCGATGGCACCGCGATGCGACTTCCTTTGCCACATTGCAGAACAGGATATTACAGCATGATTGACACGATTACGAACGCCCCCCTGTGGGCCACTCTTCCCGTTCTAGGTGCCGCTGCATTCGTGCAGAACATGGCATTTACTGCCGTAAGCCGGTCGCGCAACAGTGCGGACGTTGCGTATCATCGCCGTTGCTCGTGGGCTTCCAACGGCGTTTGGTTTGTCATTCAGGTCGGGCTCTTTGGGGTGCTTTTTCAAGCCCTGACGACTGGTTCTCTGGCGAAGATTGCCGCTGTGGGTGTGGTCTATGTCTTGGCTACCACTGAGGGTAGCTGCTTCATGATGGCGCGCCTTTTGATGCGAGAAAGCGACAAGCAGCGCCCGGGAGCAAAGGCATGACCGCCCTCCCGATCCACCGCATCCCGAAGCCCTCGCGTGTGTGGGGGAAGATCGAACCCATGTCCAAAGTTGACGAGCGGGCATGGCGCATCACGCGGGAACGTCACCCGCATCTGTATCAGAAGGGGAAGGGCCGATGATTACACCGGAACAGATCGCAGAATGGCGCAAGTTGGAACCGGAAGGCATGGTGTCCGCTGTTGGCGAATACACGCCGGAAGAGTTTTGGCTGGCGCTTGACCATATCGAAGTTCTGCAAGCCCGCATCGCCCAGCTTGAGGCCGAACTGGCGGCGCAGGGGTGGCAGGACATTGCAGACAGCGCCAATGCGGTTGACGACGAACCGGTTCTTTTGTGGTGCGCCGACATTCGCACAATCTATTCGCACCCAGAGCCGCGCCCTAAGGGGGTGGTCATGGGGACGTTTTTCCGTGGCAAGCCATACGGAAGCGGGATGAACGGTGATTGGACGTTCACCCACTGGATGCCCATTCCCGCTGCGCCGCAAGGGGGAGGGTGATGGAAGGTGCCGCAGAAATTGTCGAAGCCATCGACAACATCGGAACGCTGATGATCTTCCTGTTCATCATGTGGTTCATTCTCAAATGACCGTCCCAACACCTCAACAGGAGACCTGAAATGACTCTCGAACGTGAAACCGAAACCCCAGCCTCGCTCGACATCGAGCATACCAGTCTCGCCGCCGAGATCCATCAGGACAACATCGCGGCAGGATGGTGGACCAACATCACAACCGGCGAGTCGATCATCGAGACGCGCAGTCGCCCCGAAATGTTGATGCTGATTGTCACGGAACTCAGCGAAGCGCATGAGGCGTGGAGCAATGGAGCGATGGACGACAAGCTGCCGGAACTCTACGGCTTCGACGTGGAACTGGCCGACGCTGCAATACGGCTCTACGATCTGCTGGGCTGCGATGCGGCAGGGATGAACTTCGACCGCGTGGTGCGCTCCAACTGGCAGCAGTGGCAATGGACGACGCACTCCACTAGTCGTCAGGTGATGGAACTGGTTAACTGCATCAGCGCCGCTATGGAAGGGTATCGGAAGGGGAACCGCGCCAAATATCTCGAAGCCCTGTGGCGGTGTCTCGGTGGTATCTATGCCGTGGCCGATGTCTTCTGTGATGATGGGTTGCCGGAAGTGATTGCTGCCAAGCGGGCTTATAATGCTCAGAGGGCGGATCATCGCATCGAGAACCGCTTGAAGGCGGATGGGAAGAAATTCTGATCGCTGTCCGAGGACTGTTGACGCGACTCGGTTTTCAACTTATGCGTGATTCGTCGGCTCGATGGTGAGTCGGAATAGGGAGTAACATTATATGGGACGTACCCGTAAGCAGACGCCGTTCGACAAGATCATGGAGGTTCGTAGTCGCCTGAATCTGTATGTCGAGTATGGCGATCACGCACTGGCAGGGCAGACCTTTCCAGAGTTCGCCGCTGACGTGGCAGAAGCGTTCAACACGCTGATGGATTTCAGGAACATGGTCAACAGCATGGCGAGTCTCAACGAGACGCCGCAGCAGGCCGCGCTTCAGCACATCGACCGCGCCGACGCGGTTCAGTTTTTCAGCGAAGAATAAGGGGACGCATAGTGGAACTGAAGCATCGCGTCGCCTGCGCAGAATGCCCGTGGCGCAAAGAAGCACCAGCAGGATGGCTCGGTGGTCATTCCGCAGAATTCTACGCCGATGCACTGGCGTTGAATGAAGCGCCTGCCTGTCACATGAGCGACTTCGGGCCGTTCAACCCTCAGACTGCTTTCTGCGCTGGCGCACTGGCAGTGGCAAAGAACTCGGCCATTTCTCTCCACCATGCAGCAGGCGACGCAGACTCAGCGAAGCAGGAAATTCTGCGACGCGACGATTGCTTCGCCAATGTGCGCGACTTCTACCGCCACCACACTGGCGAAGAATACCAGATCCCGCTGCTTCGGCGGCTCAACGCAAAGAATGGGAGTAACCAATGAAAAAGCCAGAAAAGCAACCCTTCGTCGTGACTCACCGTCGCAAGAAAGACGGTCTCGAAGGCATGTTGCTGGCACGCACCACGGACAAGCGAGTCCTGATGCGGGTTCGCTATCAGGAAGGCGGTCGCCCGCAGGACAATACGACGGTGACGAGCGAAGCGGGTTTCGCTGAGCGGTTTGAGGTGGTGGTGTGATGGCAGAGTGGACCGGAGAAATCTTAGCCCCACCGAAGCCCATCGACAGCGACCTGCACCGGATGGGCTACGAGAACCCCTTCGGCTATGAGGACGGGTATCAGGAAGGCTACACACACGGACGCCGCCACGGTTACGCTAAGGCCCGAGACGAAGAGTGGATGGGTCATGTCGGCAGTTTTCTGATCGGCATGGGACTCGGTGGCCTGCTGAGCGCCGCAATGGTGCTGACATGACCACCTTCGCCCGCATCGCACTGGCAGTGCTGTTCCTCAGCACCTTGGCGCTCGCAGCCTATCGACACGGCCATATCGTTCGCCAGCACCGCTTCAACGGGTGGCCTGTTGCTGCGATGCTGCTGGTCGAGGTGTCGCTGATCTGGTTCGCAGGAGGCTGGGGATGACCAGCCGCCAGCACACCCAGTCACGCATCGACTCGCTGATGGAGTCCATCACGAACACGGCCATCGGTTTCGTGGTGTCGCTGGTCACATGGTTCTTCGTGGCGCGAGCCTATGGTATTCAGATGACGTGGTTCACGAATATCAGCATTACGATGATCTTCACCGTGGTCTCGATTATCCGCCAGTATGTGTTGCGGCGACTGTTCGACGGGCGCAGCCCGTGGCAGTGGTTGAAGCAGAGGGTAGCATGAGTCATGACACCGTGCGTCCACTTCGTCGGATTTCGAGGTGAAGAATACTGGTCCGCAGTGCGAGTCTGGGGACGCCCTGACTTCATTCACATGGGATGGGATCGTCGGGCGCTGCGTGAGATCGAAGAGGGTGACACGGTGATCTTCGCCAAGGGAACCGAGCGTGATGCGTTTCCGGTAAACCCGCGCACAGGTCGAGAAATGAATTTTCCTGACCTGATTGAAAACACGGTTGCATGACTCGCTTTTCAACTTTACGGTGAGAACATCATTAAGGGAGTGATTCGCTATGTATGAAGTTCCGCCGCAGAGTTACGACGACCCCCAGTATCGCCCGTCCCTTGATCCGGTGCGCTTGCAGGCGCGAGTCGTATTGCTCGAAGGGCTGCTGCGCGAGGTGGCTGTGAAGCTGGTTGATGTCCAAGGTGAGAAGGTTTCCAAGAATTACGGCACAAACCTGATCCGTCGCATCAATCAGGCGGGAGTCTGGAAGTGACACCGGAACAAGCCCGCGCGCTCTACCAGAAGCGGAAGAAGTATCCTGCGTCCAAACAGCGGGCGGTCAACAAGATACAGTCCAAAGCCGACGCACGGGCGCGCAGTTTCATCGAGCGTCACGCTGCTGGGGAAACCCATCAGCAGATCGCTGATAGTCTGGGTATCGACCAGTCGAGCGTGACCAAGGCGATTACGAAGTATTACCAGCGTCACCCGCATTTGAAGAAGGACACGTCTGATGCCGTGGGATAACAATGTTGGCTTTCACTTTGGCCCTTGGTGGCTGCGACTCACCGTTGGCCCTTACGGCAACGGTTGGACACTGCGTTTCAGGCGTTACCTGATTGCATGGCGACCCATTGACTACGACAAGACGGTGATCGTCAACGGCGTCCGCAAGTGGGGGTATCCTCGCATCGCTGCCTTGGATCTCAGAGGAAGGGTTTGAACGATGCCTAGCTACAAGCGCATCACCTTGTCCGGTGGCCCGATGGACGGCACCTCGATCCTCTGGGACGGTGGTGACTACTATCAGGTCGGCAAGATGACCTATATCCGCCAGCGCGATGCCAATGGGCGTCGGACTGCTGTGTTTTGTTTGATGGACGCAGCATGACCAGCCTCACCGCCAGCTTTCACGTCCGTCTCAGGGAAGCCCTCGACCGGCGCAAAGCTGAAGTGCCGATGAAGGTCATCTGTCACCAGTCGGGCTTCAGCTTGGACTACATTCGTCGTCTGGCGCGAGGTGAGCAATCGAACCCGACACTGGTGGCGGTGGAGTGTCTTGCTGCTGCCACGGGTGTCAGCGTCGCGTGGTTGCTGGGATTGGAGAGCAACAGTGAAACCCTACAGGATTCAAGCGGAAATGTTTTGGCGACCAGACCCTGAAATCGAAGCGATGAAGGAACGGCCCTGCTGGGCCGAGTTCCACCGTGAAGCCGGTAAGCGCGGCTTCTATTGCGACTTCCCCACCAAAGAGGGTCGCCGCTACAAGTGCGTCGCCTTCACGACGCAGCGCACCGCAACAGGTGGCTGGACGGCGCTGTATCTTGCTGAGGGTGAAGGCAAGACCGCCCTCGACGCAATGGATCAGGCATACCGCAACACGGGACGTGCCGACGAGGTGCTGGATCGCTTGTGGTCGCAGGTGATGGGTGATGAGGTTGCTACCCCCGTCGAGGAAATCGCGTCGCCAGTGGCGGCAGACGATGACTTCGATGCGCTGTTCGAGGGTGAACCTGAGGCGGCGACCAGTGACGATGAATTTGAGGATCTGTTTGGATGAGCGTTAAGGTGAAATCCCTCAACTGCCGCGTCTGCGGTAAGCGCGTCCGCACGCGCTTCGGCAGTTCATTCAGCAACCGAATGCGGCAATATCCCGCCGACCATAAAGACCAAGACGGCAAGCTGTGCGATGGCTGGTCTGCCGGAATTGAATGGCACCTATCTACACAAACTCAGGAGACCCAACTACCATGAACACCACACCATCCATCGGCTTGTCGGGTTTCGCCAAGTCGGGCAAGACCACCGCCGCCAACTACCTCGAAGCCGAATACGGGTACACTCGGCTGCACATTGCCGATCCGCTGCGGGCGATGCTTCACAGTCTGCTGATCGACTTCGGTTACGACTACGACCAGATTCACTATTACCTCGAAGGTGCGGGCAAGGAAAACGTGATCCCCTGTCTCGGTGTGACCAGTCGCCATGCTCAGATCACGCTCGGGACCGAATGGGGCCGTGCGCAGATTTCCCCCGACCTGTGGGTGAATTGCTGGCAGCAACGCGCAGAACGTCTCACCTCGCCTGCCATGAATGATTCTGTCCGCTTCCCCAACGAGGAAACCAAGATCCGGCAGATGAACGGCTTCACGATTATGATTGTGCGCAAGGTAGCCGGACCAGTCGCGTTCACCAGCCGCCTCGGGAAACTCGCCTACCGGCTTACTGGGGCGATGTGGGGCGTGCATCCCAGCGAGCGCGTCGATCTGTTGCGTCCCGACTTCATCGTCCACAACAACGGCACCCTGAAGCAGCTTCACCTGATGCTCGACCGCGTGATGTATGCAGTCGGTGAGGACTACCATGTCTGGAACCGGAACAATCCGCGACCCATCGAAATTTATCCCGACGAGCGCATTGCGGGGGACTGAGTTTCACTATAATGTGGACGGCTCACCCTACCTGATAATGGAGAAAAACCTGTGCGCTTTGACGTAGCGATTGACCAGTCACGCGACCACCTTCTGACCGATTTCGGTAAAGCAACCCTCGAAGATCGCTACCTTTTGCCGGGAGAAACATACCAGACGATGTTTGCTCGCGTGGCAGGGGCGTTTGCCGATGACCAAGCCCATGCGCAACGCCTCTACGACTATATCTCGAAGCTGTGGTTCATGCCTGCTACGCCAGTCCTGTCGAACGGCGGCACGAAGCGGGGTCTCCCGATTTCCTGCTACCTAAACAGCGTGGAGGACAGTCTCAAGGGTATCGCTGATCGCTGGTATGAGAACATCTGGCTCGCGTCGAAGGGCGGCGGGATTGGCACCTACTGGGGTAAGGTGCGCGGCATTGGTGAGAAGGTCGGCCTGAACGGCAAAACCAGCGGCATTATTCCGTTCGTCAAGGTCATGGACTCCCTGACGTTGGGTATTAGCCAAGGATCACTGCGGCGCGGCAGTGCTGCTGCGTATATCGACATCAGCCACCCCGAAATTGAAGAATTCCTTGAAATCCGCAAGCCGAGTGGTGACTTCAACCGCAAGGCGCTGAACCTCCATCATGGCGTTCTGGTCAGCGACGAATTCATGGAAGCGGTTCGCAGCGGCTCGCAGTTCGACCTTCGCTCGCCGCATGATGGCTCGGTGCGGGGTAGCGTGGATGCGAGGTCGTTGTTTCAGAAGTTGGTCGAGACGCGCCTTGCCACTGGTGAGCCTTACATCGTGTTCTCGGATACTGCGAACCGCGCTCGACCCAAGCATCACCGCGATCTGGGCCTGAAGATTTCCACTTCAAATCTTTGTGCAGAGATCCTTCTTCCGACCGGCACCGATTACCTTGGTAACGAGCGCACGGCTGTCTGTTGCTTGTCGTCGCTGAACCTTGAAACGTGGGACCAGTGGCACGGCGACGCGAAGTTCATCGAAGATGTGCTGCGTTTCCTCGACAACGTGCTTCAGGACTATATCGACAATGCCCCCGAGGAAATGCGCAACGCAGTCTATTCTGCAATCATGGAGCGCAGTGTCGGGCTTGGAGTGATGGGCTTTCACGGCTTTCTTCAGTCGAAGGGTGTGCCGATGGAAGGGTCGATGGCGAAGGCATGGAACCTGAAGATGTTCCGCCACATCCATGATCGACTGGAAGCCGCCGATGTGGTGCTGTGCGAAGAACGTGGCCCGTGTCCCGATGCGGCGAGAGCGGGTGTGAAGAAGCGTTTCAGCAACAAGAGCGCCATCGCCCCCACCGCATCTATCAGCATCATCTGCGGCGGTGCGTCGGCCTGCATCGAGCCGATCCCAGCGAACGTCTACACCCACAAGACGCTTTCGGGTTCGTTCGTCGTGAAGAACCGAGCGCTCGAAGCGGTGTTGGACAAGCACGACAGCAACACCGATCCGGTGTGGAACAGCATCTTGGAGAACGGTGGTTCCGTGCAGCACCTCGACTGCCTGACGGACAACGAGAAGGCGGTGTTCAAGACCAGCTTCGAAATCGACCAGCGGTGGCTGCTGGAACTCGCTGCCGACCGGACTCCGTTCATCGACCAGTCGCAGAGCCTCAACCTTTTCATTCCGGCTGACGTAGACAAGTGGGATCTGCTGATGTTGCACTTCCAAGCATGGGAGCGGGGTATCAAGAGTCTCTATTATCTGCGGTCGAAGTCGGTGCAGCGCGCCGGTTTTGCTGGCGGCGTCGAAGCGGACAACACCATTGAAAAGCCGGTAATCATGGCCGCTCCGACCAACTATGACGAATGCCTTGCGTGCCAATAAGGGGAATGAAATGAGCAGTCTGTTTGAAGCCTCGAAGTCCTACAAGCCGTTCCATTATCCTTGGGCGTTTGAGTATTGGAAGATCCAGCAGCAGATTCACTGGTTGCCGGAAGAAGTACCACTGGCAGAGGATGTGCGCGACTGGAAGTATGCGCTCACCGACTCAGAACGGAACCTGCTGACACAGATTTTCCGCTTCTTTACTCAGGCGGATGTCGAGGTGCAGGACTGCTACCATGACAAGTATGGTCGCGTGTTCAAGCCGACCGAGGTGAAGATGATGCTGGCGGCGTTCAGCAACATGGAGACAGTTCACATCGCGGCTTACAGCCATCTGCTCGACACCATCGGTATGCCTGAGAGTGAGTATTCGGCGTTCCTCGAATATGAGGAAATGAAGGCCAAGCACGACTATTTGCAGCAGTTCGGCGTCGAGAGCCATGAGGACATTCTGACCACACTGGCGATGTTCGGCGGCTTCACTGAAGGTCTGCAACTGTTCGCCAGCTTCGCCATGCTGATGAACTTCCCGCGCTTCAACAAAATGAAGGGTATGGGTCAGATCGTCACTTGGTCGGTGCGTGACGAGTCGCTGCACTGCGAGGGGATCATTCGACTGTTCCACGCTGTCGCGGCAGAGACTGGGGCGCTCACCCCCAAGGTGATCCAGCGCATCCGCAACCACTGTGCTACCACGGTGCAGATCGAGGACAAGTTCATTGACCTCGCCTTCGAGCAGGGCGGCGTTCAAGGTATGACGGCCTCCGACATCAAAAGATACGTCCGGTACATCGCTGACTGGCGACTTATGCAACTCGGCATGGAGTCGATGTTCGACATAACCGACCACCCGCTGCCGTGGCTCATTCCGTTGCTGAACGGTGTTGAGCATGGCAACTTCTTCGAGACTCGCGCAACGGAATACAGCAAGGCGGCGACGCGCGGCAACTGGACAGAAACTTGGGCGAGGTTCGATCAGCGATTGACTGACCGCTGATTCAACTCTACCGTGATTCTCATGGACCAAGGTGCCACTCAACAACTGAGCATAGACGAGTGGCAGGACGCGGCTCTGCAAGTCTTTTGGGACATCGCTGAGCAACACGGACTCCCTTATGCGGTGACGATTTTTCTCACGACGCTGGGTGTCACTGCGGTCGAGACTGGTACGGTAGGGGAATGTATTTCGTCGATGGCGGCGAGTTCGGAGATCATGGTGCAGAACGCACCGCGTAACCCTGTCACCCAACACTAAGAGAAAGGGACTGACTATGTTTGATGATGAAGATGACGACGACTACGAGACTGCGGGTGTGGGTCACAACTCGGGAACCGTGGAGACCGATCAGCGGCTCATCCTTCTGCTGGAACGGGTGGAACGACTGGCCGAAGAGAAGAAGGGGATTCAGGACGACATCAAGGACGTTTTCGCTGAGGCGAAGGCTGTTGGCTATGATGTCAAGATCATGCGCCAGATCCTGAAGCTGCGCGCCATGAACCCCGATGACCGCCGCGAGCAGGAACTGCTGCTGGATACTTACTGCGCAGCTATCGGTATCTGATGACCACCCCACTCGAAACCCTGCTCCGCGAATGCAGCCTAGACTACGGCCACATCCAACTGTTCCGCAGCGAGGAAGGGTGGCAGGCGTCGATCTGCCACTACAGCAAGCATGAAGCGATGCAGTGCGTGAACAGCAAGGTTTCGAGTGACCCCGTAAATGCGTTGCGTGCTGCGCTGGTCGAGGATGAGCGCCGAGCGCGTGACTTGGAGCGTCGGTATGAGGCTGCTCCGAAAGTGGCCGATGAGTTTGAGGATCTGTTTGGATGAGTGAGACCCGCTACAAAGCGATCCTCTGCGACCCGCCATGGAAGTTCCGCACCTTTTCAGGTGGCGACCGCGACGGGACTCCGCGTCGGACTAAGACCGACCACTACCAGACCGAACACACCGAAGACCTGATGGAAATTCCCGTCAGCGACTGGGCCGACAAAAACTGCGCACTGTTCATGTGGGTGGTCGGGTCGCATCTAAAGCAGGCGTTCGAACTCGCAGAAGCTTGGGGTTTCAAATATGTCACCGACGCTTTTGTCTGGGTTAAGACTGGCAAGAATGACCCCAACGTGCGGCCCATCAGCATGGGATACTGGTCGCGCAAGCAGACCGAAACCTGCCTGCTGTTCACCAGAGGTAAGCCGAAGCGCCTCGACGCTGGGGTGCGGCAACTGATCGAGACCGACGACCATGTAATCTACGCGCCGAAGCGCGAGCATAGTCGCAAGCCTGATGACCAGTATGAACGGATCGAGCGCCTAGTTGACGGCCCCTATCTCGAAATGTTTGCTCGCCAGAGCCGCGACGGATGGGACGCATGGGGCAACGAGACGACGAAGTTCGATTCACCTTTTGCGGTGTCCGGTCAGACTGACGACTTTGACTCGCTATTCTCTTGACGCAGGATCGCCACATTCCCAGCTATGTCTACAACAGGACACAGGAGGGAATTGTGAGCAACGTCATCGCGTTAAATGAAAATCATGTAATCATTGGCGATGACTTCTGGGTCGATGCTGCCACCGGAGACTGGGCGACCGACTGCCAGATTGGCAGGCAGCGTGCTGAAGAATTAGTCACTCAGATGCGCGACAGACCTGACCTGCACCCGCGCTTCACCCGCTCGATGGGAACACTGGTCGAGCGCGGCCAGTTTACAGGTGTCGAGGTGGGCTTCTTCCAATGCCTGCTGGAACTGGCAACGGCTAACCGCGACCCCTGAGCGGTCGCCAGAACGCAATGTCTCGCACGCGGCCCGTAACATCGACCCAGCGATCTATATAGTCGCCTTCTGCGTAATAGATCAGTTCGACAATTTCGCGGTCATGGGTCAGACCCTCGATTACCTTCATGCTGAAGCCGCCCATCAAGCACGCAGGGTCGTACCAGTCCATGTCGATGAACGTCAGCGTGTCGAGGGTATACCAGTCCTCATCGACGCTGTGGGAGGTCATACGGCGTAGGCTCGATGCTCGGGTGGACGATAGTGAGGCTTCTCGCCAGCCGCGAGACGGGCCGCGTCGATGAGATCCCTGACCTTTTCAATCGGCAGTATGTGGCGGCGGACCTCACCATATGTTCGGCTCATTTCCAGCATCGTGATTGACTGCCGCGACCGCCAGCCGCCGTCATTGGCGTAGCGGTCGCTTGGAGCCAGAGTGTTGAAGGATTCAACGGTGCAACCACCGTCCTCTTTCAACTTCATGCTGTGGTGAATATGTCCGATCCACACGTAGCGATAATGGGTTTCACCCCAGTCAGCAGAAAAATCGGTCGATACGACACCGGGAAGCGCACCGGGCTTGCACTTGTCGCTGTGGTGCGTGACGATCAGGGTCTTGCCCATCCGGTAGCCAATGAACACGCTGCTGTTGTTCAGGACGTTCACCCGCCCTGTGTGACCATAGGCAGCACGAAGCAGTTCCGCCATCCAGATGTCGTTGGTGCGACTGTGATTGCCCTGATTGATGATGACATCGACATGGTTGAACTTGGACAGCGCCTTATCGACAATGAAGCGCATAATCCGAGAGTAGGTACCGATCATCTTCGGAAAGCGACCATCCGCATCAAGTGCGTGTCCGCTGGCCTCAGTGGTGGCGCTGTAGTTCTCGTAGTGCGTAAAATCTCCGAGGTCGTTGATGACGCAGCGATCATGCTCGCCCGCGTCGTCGATCAGAGCGGAGATCGCGGTGCATAGTTCGACTTCGCCAATCTTCAGATCGAAATTGTGACCCACTTCCCATTCATGGGCCAGCATACCGATATGGGCGTCACCAATGTTGATCCACGGAATGATGTCAGTTTCGCGGCCTTCCTGCGGCGGGGCTGGCGTAATCGGCGCAACATCTTCGCAGAAGCCACGGACAGCCTCTTGAACCGCTTCCATCCACTTCTGCTGGTCGAGGCTGCTCTTTGTCCACTGAAGCAGCGTGCGCCGCTCACCAGTCTGAGGATCAATCTTGTCGAGCGTCGAGTGACCTTTGACAACGTAGGGATCTGGCACGACACGGACAAGCCCATGTTCCGGCGACCAGCCGTGCGCAGCAGCGCGCTTCTTGAGCGACCTCATTGCCTCGCCAACGCGGTCCTTGCTCAAACCCAGCATCCGAGACGCTGCTTGGGCGCTACCTGTCTGCTGGACCGCGTCGATGAATTCTATTTGTCGGGGTGTCGCCCACTGGCGAAGTGCGTCAAGATCATTTGGGCTGCTCATAAGCACTCTGTTGCTGTTGAAGCGCCTTCATTTGTTCCTCCAAAATCCGATTGGATTCGAACTGCGCTTTCAGGAAAAAACCAAGGGCCGCAACCAGCACAAGGAAGCCTGTGCCACCGACCCAGCCGAGAACCGTTTTGATGTCGCCCACGCTGCTATCCAGTTTCTTCTCGACGGCCTGAATGCTCGCTTCGAGACTAGCGTAGCGGATGGCACAGATGTCTTCATGCGACTCCACGCGACGCTCAACATCCTTGGCAAGATCCAATGCTTCACGGGCGACAATTATGGAGTCTTGAGTCACTGTGCTTCCTTCCGACACGACTGGATAACGGGTTCAACTTCACCGAGTCGCGCATCACGAAGCAAGCGACCGAGAAACAGAAGGCGATACCTCTCTGCGGCGTCCGGTGCGGAGCGCAGCGCCTCGTCGGTATCAGGATAGGCAGGAGTGACGCCCAGCGTCGCCGGAACGCAGTCAACGGCAACAGGAACCTCTACCGTGACAGTGCGAATGATTGGCTCAGGCTTCGCGCCGCAGGCAGCGAGCAGCGCAGTGGCAGCGAGAATGGTGGCGGTTCTCATTTGATCGTCTCCAACACCATACCATCGACGCTCAGCACCCGCGCCTCAAGCGTCGAACCTTCAATGGGTCGATCCCGCAGCGTCTCGACACGGCGCTCGGCAACGCGAGTGCGCTTCTGAGCCTCGACCAGTGCCTTGGCGGCAGCATCGGTGCGACGCTTGGACTCGTCTTTCAGGTTCTGGATGCTGAGGTTCTGTGCGGCGATGGACGCTTCCAGAATGGTGACGTTGTTGCGTGCCGTGGTCAGGTTCGCGTTGCAGGTTGTGAGCGACGCTTGCAGCTTGTC